TTACGCGAGATTTACGCGACTTAGCTTTTCGACCGCGTTCATCAGTTCGTCAAGCTCGGCCTTGCAATAGTGGTCAGTGATGCGTGACGACTTGTGACCAAGCAAATCCTGCCTATTCTCAAAACTCACGCCTACCGACTTCAACCGCCTGCCAAACGTATGGCGCAAATCATGAACCCTGCATTGGCTCAGGTTTGCACGCTTCCTCGCCTTACGCCAAGCATGTCCGTTAATACGCAAGACAGGCTCACCCTTAAAGGTGAAGACATATTCATCATGCTTCCCCCGCTGTGCGTCGATAATGGCCTTTGCCACGCTGTTTAAAGGTACAACCCTATCTTCACCATTCTTGACCCTGTCCCCCGGTAACACAAAAACGCCCAGACTTTGCTTTTCTTCATCCCAGCGCAACCTCGTCAGTTCCGTTTCCCTCAGCCCCGTGTGGACGGCAAACAAAACCATCGCCTGTAGATGCTCAGGTAGCTCACCCAACAAACGCCCCTGCTCTTCTTCACTAAGGGGATAAGGCTTACGGTTATCAGACTTTAGCATTTGGATCAAAGGCTGCTCCCCCAGCCAAGAATTGCCCAGCTCATCACGCCATAGCCTGGAAGCCAAAGTCAGCACCCGGCGAATGACCGCCAAATCACGGTTGATGGTGTTGTTTTTTAGCCCAGCCTGTTTTCTGGCGGCAATAAACTTTTGCAATGTACCCATGTGGATTTGCTCCAACACCAACTCGCCAATAAAAGGCATCACCGCCGTCAAGGACACTGCATCACAGCCAAGGCTTTTCTTATCTTCCTCCTTGAGGTATTTAGTCGCAGCCTCTATAAAGGTGTAGGTTTTTCGTTCACCATAAATCAACTGCCCCCTGAGTTCATTTACACGCATGGCTAGGTAGCGTTCCGCTTCTTCGAGATCACCTGTTCCCGTGCTTTCATAAATTCGTTTTCCTTTGATGACTTTGTTGATGTGCCAGAGGTCGTTTCTTTTGGTAAGGCCAGGGGATTTTTTTGACATGGTTTTTTCTCCGTCTTAAATTGGGTTGCTGTCGAGTTGGTTTTGGCTGAACGGCTGACGAAATCATCAACCCACGCATCCAGTTCGTTTCTGTCGAAGGCTATGCCCTGAACACCGAACCGGAGTTCGGTAAGGGATGGCCTCACTTCTTCGTTGAAATAATTTTTGTTCATGCCCAAATAACCTGGCGCGTCTTTCATGCGCAAAATTCTTGGTTGGACGTTAGCGGTTGGTCGTGTTGGCATAACGGTACACCTAAGCGATCTATAGAGCATCGCGTTTACACTTTTCAAACAACTGTTTTTGTCAGCGGTTTTTTTGCCAGTCGGTTTTCACAAAAAAATGCCAACACACTTTTTTATTCGCTTTTTAGCGTTTTTTATCAAATAGATAGGGCTGCATTGAAAAATACTTTTGCCGGATGTTTTATGGATGAGTTTAATAAAATATTTTTATGCAAAAAAGTGTGTCGCGCTTAACGTTTGTGAAAATGTTTTTAAAAAAACTTTTTCAATTTCAGATTCCATTTTCTGCATTGCTGTTTTTCATCACACCGCCTTGTGGTTTTTTGTGTCCGCGACGCAATTTATCCGCAACCTTCACAACAAACCTTGTTCCGCAAACGAATAGCAGTCTGCCCCGCCGACGATGAAATGATCCAGCACACGGATGTCAACCAGATTCAGTGCGGCAATGATCCGTTGCGTGATCGCGCGGTCGGCTTGGCTGGGTTCGGTGACACCGGAAGGGTGGTTGTGCGCCAGGATCAAGGCGGCGGCGTTCACCTGTAAGGCGCGTTTAACGATTTCACGGGGATATAGACGCTGGCTCCGTCGATAGTGCCTTGGAAGCAGCATTCTGCTGTCAGGACACGGTGCTGGTTGTCGAGGAAGATGCAATAGAACACCTCGCGCTCCAACAACGCCAATTCCAGCATCAAAAAGTCGCGGGTGGCATCGGGGCTGGTCAACGCCTGCCCGCGCCTGAACTGGCCTTCAACCAGTTGTTTGGCCATCGCCAAGATTTCCTCTTGGGTGACGGGGCGTGACACCCGAAAATAGCCGGGGGGGTGTAATGGTCAACAAAAACCGGACACTTTCTTAGGCAACCTTGCTGTAAAATTCCCGCTCAAATTCCAAAGGGGTTTTATAGCCCAATGTCGAATGCGAACGTCTGCCGTTATAAAAAGCGAAATAATGGCCAGCTTGACGGCTGACTCTCTAAATTCGGCGCTATAGGTTTTGGCTTTTTCTTGGCTCATAGTAGGATCACACTCTTTTCAGGATATTTTAAATTGTGTGTCCGGTTTAGTGTAGCCACATCAGAAGTGTTTGGGGTTCCAGGGTTCGCCGTTGCTGTAGTCGAGCAACATGCCACCTTCGGACTGGACGAGGGCGGTGCTGTCGCCGGGCGCGCGGACGCTGTATTGGCTTTGTTGGCTGACCCCGCCGAGGCTGGCGACGAGCAGGTGGGTGCCGGACGCGGCGGCGCTGAGGCGGGCTTGGCCTTTGCTGTCCAGGGCTTGCGCCACGCCGTCGACGCTGAGGCTGGCTTGGCTCAGGTCGCCGCCCAAGACCGTGATGTTGACCAGAATGCTGTCGCCGGGGTTGGCGACGGCGGGGCTGACGCTGACTTGGACGTTGGGGGTGGCGGGCGCTGCTCCGACGCTGAGGGTGTAGGTTTGCTCGGTATAGGCTTGGCCGTCGTCGACGCGCAGGCGGATTGGGTAGTTGCCGGGGACGGGGTTATCCCAAGCCAGCAGGCCGTCGCTGCCGACGGTCATGCCGCCGGGGGCGGCAGACAGGCGGTAGCTGAGGGGGTCGCCGTCGCTGTCGGTGGCCTGCACGGGGTAGCGGTAAGGCTGGTTGGCGGCGGTGGCGGTGAGCGGGGCGCTGATGATGGCGAGCGGGTGGTTGGCGGCGTTGGCGGGCAGGCCTGCGGCGGCGGCGAGGTCGGCTGCCAAGAAGGCGGTGGCTTGGTCGCAGGCGTCGCGGTAGGGTTGGTTGGCGAGCTGCGTTAAAAATAATGCCGAGACGATGCCGCTTTGGGCGGGGTAGGTCGACCAGCGGAGCTGGCTGGCACCGGTGCGGTCGGGCAGCAGGGCGGCGAGTTGGCTGTCCAGATCATGCGCGGCCTGTAAAGCGGGAGTGGCGGTGGCGGCGGCTTGTTGGGCACTGGCCATACTCAGGTAGCCGAGGCCGGCGTTGCCGAACAGCAGGCCGTCGGCGCCGCCGGCCTGCTCGGTGGACAGGCGGTAAGCGCCGGCACCGGTCTGCGGGTTGTCGAGGCGGTAGCCGCCGCCGACATAGCCGCCTAAGGTGACGGGGGTCTGTTGTGCCAAGGCTTGGAAGCCGCTGTTGACGGCGTTGGCGAGGTCGGTTTTGGTGCTGTCGTCCAAGCCCAGTTGCGGCAGTTGCGCGGCGGCGTTGGTGCTGTCGAGTCCGAGCAGGGGGATGCCTTGGCGGATGGCGGTGGCGAGGGCTTTGACGGCGGACACGGATTCGCCCGGGCGTTGGCTGTCGGTGAGCAGGCGTTGCAGGATTTGCTGGCTGTCGGCGGAGGCGCGTTGCAGGCTTTGGCGTTGGTAGGCGGGCAGCGGCAGCGATGTGGCGGTTTTGGGGGCGAGGCTGGCGGCGCGGCGGTCGGCATGCAGGGCGGTGCCGAGGAACCGCGCTTGGCGGACGCTGCCGAACAGCAGGGTTGGGGCCAGTTGTAGGGCGGCACGGCCATAGGAGGGTAAGGGGACGGCGGCGATGGCGGCGGCATCGGCGGCTAGGGCGTTGTGGGCGTCGGCGAGGGCAAAGTCGGCGAGGACGGCTTGGTGCAGGTAGCCGCCGACGAGGCTGTCGCGGTCGGCGGCGCTGAAGTCGCCCTGCCCTGCCTTGTCGACGGTGGCGGCGGCGGTTTGCGCCAGCGCGTCGAGCTGGGCGGCGGCGATGCCCGCGCCGTCGATGGCCAGGGCGTGGTATTCGCCCGCGCTCAGGGCGTGGGGGCGGTCATGCCAGACGGCGGCGGCGGGGTCGAAATGGCCGAGGCTGCCTAACAGGGGCTGGCCGAGTTGGAAGTCGCCGCCGCTGGCGACGGTGGTGCCGCCGACTTTGAGTTCGGCGCGGACATGTATCAGGTAGCCGGGCAAGCCGGCGGGAAATTCGGCCGCCTCAATGGGGCTGCCGTCGGGGTGCGGCGCGGGCATAAAGCTGTCCAAAGCACTTTGGTCGGCGGCGGTGGCGGGGGTGAAGCTGAGGGTGACGCGTTGGCCGCCCAAAGCGGCGAGGCTATTGTCCAGAATGAGCGCCGGACGGTTTTGGCCGCGTTCGAGTTCGGAGGCGTAGACGGCGTAGCGTAGCCGCCAGCGCAGGCTGTCGGGGTAGGTGGCGGTGACGGTGGCTTGGCTGACGGTGGCGTAGGGCAGCGAACCCAGCAGGATGGGGTAACGGGCGGCGGTGATGGTGTGTGTGCCGAGGATGTCGGTCAGGGAGAGGTCGGGGCTTTGCGCGGCGAGGTAGCGGTTCAGGCGCAGGCTGTAGTCGGCGAAAGCGTCGGCGACGGGGGCGGAATCCAGGGCTTGGGCGCTGTCGGCGCCGCATTGGGCGGCCGCTTTGGCAGTGTCGGTGACGGCTTGGGCGTTCAGCGGCACGGCGGCGGTCAGGTCCAGGCCGTTTTGGTCACCACGCTGTTTGAAGCTGGCATCCAGCGGCACCCAGGTGTCGCCGACTTTATTGACCGCGCCGCGCGAGGGGAAATAGTCGACGAAGGCTTCGACCCAGACATGTTCGAGCTTGAAGGCGGTGATGACGCCGCCGGAGACGACGGCACTGTTGGGGATGCCGCCTTGGTTGAGCAGGCTTTGGGCGGCTTCCGGGGTGCCGACACTGCCGACCCAGTTCATGACTTGGGCGGCGGGGATCTGCACGGTGCCGTAAGCGTAGCGGGCGGGGATGTTGGCGGCGCGTAACAGGGCGACCAGCAGGCTGGCGGTGTCGGCGGCGTTACCGCGCCGGGTTTGTAGGGTCTGGTCGGCGTTTTGGATGCCGCCGTAGGTGGGCTGGAATTCGACCGTGTTCCTGACCCAGTTATAGATTGCCACGGGATTGTTGTGCAGGGCGGCGGCTTGGGCTTTGACGGCTGTGCTCAGGGGCGCGTCCTCGGTGGCGGCGAGGTCGGTGGCGGTGGGCGTGGGGCCGGGGTCGTCAGTGGCGAGCATCCCCGGCGTCAGTTCGTTGGCGGCGACGGCGACAGGTTTGGGCGGATGCAATATGCCGTCCAAGTCGCGGCGGCTAGTTTTGGGGGCGCGGGTTTTGCGGTTGGGGATGACGGACGGCAGGTTGTCGGCATCGAAAGGCAGGTGCTGGCGGTGTTTTTGGGCGTTGTCCAAGAATTGCGCGAGGCTTTTCAGGTGGCGGCGGGCGGCGGCGGCATCCTTGCGGTCGTGGGCGGCTTTAAAATCGGTAAGCTGCTGGCGCAATTGCTGCATGTTGGCACGGTAGTCGGCCAAGGCTTGGGCGTGGCGCTCTCTGATGATGTCCGGCAGATGCCGCTCTTCCAGGTGTTGGCGGTCAGCGGCGAACCCGGCCTCCGCCCGCTGCTGTTCGCCGTCCAACTGGGCGGCATGTTGCAGCAGTTGCTTGACTTCCGTACCACTGTCTTCGCCCGCTTCGGTTTTGGCGTGGGCGTGTTGGCTTAGGCCGCGCAGGCTCTCCAGGGTGTCGGGGGCTGGCTGCGCAACCGCCGGGGTTACGGATGGGGCCGGCACCGCCGCCACGGCGGCGGCCATGGCGGGGTACAACGTCATCCAGACAAAGAAGAACAGGGTCATCGCGGAGAGGGTACGGGTGCCGGACATAGGGTGTCTCTTAATTAATAAGCCGTTGCGGGAAACGATAGCGGGGCGGAAAACCCCGGTGTCTTTAAGGACGGGCGTAGGCCGTATCCTTTACCTAAAACGGATTATAATATAACCTAGATTTTTTTAAAGCGATTGACTGTTATTCTTTTATGGAAAAGACTGTAGAAACGGTAGGTTTTTTTATTTTTGTGAAAAAATTCACATTAAAATCTCCCCAGAATATTTGGAAGCTTATAATGCGAATAAATAGGGCGTTAATGCCCTATCGTCTTTTGAGGATGGATTTCTGGCGCAACAACCCGTCAGTGTTAAAGCAAAAATTCCATAATCACCGCCGCCCCGCCCAAACCGCTCGCCTCAACCCGCAACGTACCTTGGTAAGCTGTGACGATTTCCGCCACCACACTTAAGCCTAAGCCGTGGCCTGGGATAGACTCATCCGCCCTCCCCCCGCGTTGGAGGATATGGGCAATCAGTTGGGGATGAATACCCGGCCCATCATCATGAATACCGATCAATAGGTGCTGATGGTCTTTGTAACCCTGAATTTCGACCCGCGAATGGCACCATTTAAAGGCATTATCGAGCAGATTGCCGAGCATTTCGATCAAATCGGCCTCGTCGCAGCGAAAACGTACCGACGCATCCATCCGGTTATGGACACTAATCTGTTTATCGCGGTACACCTTACATAATGAAGCCGTCAGTCTATCGGCAACTGGCGGCACGGCAATGGCGGGAGCGGTGGCGGAATGGTTGGCCGTACCTGCACGTTGCAATTGCCGTTCGACAATCCGCATCATCCGGGTGCTTTGTTCCGTGACCGATTCCGGCAAAGTCTCCGGTTGGTCTATCGCCCCCAACAATACCGCCAACGGCGTTTTCAAGCTATGCGCCAAATCTGCCAAAGCGTTGCGGTAGCGGGTCTGACGCGCCCGCTCAGCGGCTAACAGGCTATTGATACGGTCGGTCAATTGACCAACCTCCCTAGGATAGGTGCCGTTAAGCTGTTGGCATTCGCCCGCTTCAATCGCATTCAGTTCCGACCTGACCCGCCGCAATGGCTTTAAGCCCCAGTGCAACAGCCAGATTTGCGAAGCCAACAATAATAGTGCCGTCAACGCCAAACCACCCCATAAGCGTTGCCGATACTGGATGATTTGTTCCTGCACAGGCGCAAGTTCGTCCCGCAAATAAAAATTGAACACCGCCAAGCCGGTTTTCAGGGTGCGCTGAAAGCCAAACCCTAACAGACAATACGTTTTGCCGTCCTGCTCTATATCCTGCCACCGCTGCTCACCGATCTGTAACGGCAACACGCTAGGCAACGGCCTTGCCAAAATAGACGGCGACCGCCACAACACCTTATCGCCGCTTTGGTTACTGACAAACGCCGCCAAGCCCGAATCCGGCAAAGCCAATTGGCTATAAGGCAAATGGGTCGGTAAAGGCATAATCAGCTGGCCTGCCTCATCCACCACAGCGGCGGCCAGCAATTGATAGAGCTGCCCCAGCATCTGCCCACGCAACGCCAAACGGGCCGTTTCACTAAAAGCACGGTCTAACACCGCTCCTGTGACACCTAAAAATATCACCAACACCACAATGGCGGTCAGATTAAGCCGGAAATACAGGGAATTCATCATGCCGAACACGGGCCTACACTAAGCGATAACCGCGCCCGCGCAGGGTTTCAATCGGATTACGCAGGCCGTCGGGGTCGAGTTTACGCCGCAAACGCCCGACCAATACCGTCAGCACATTACTTTCGGGGTCAGTGTCGTGGGGATAAAGATAATCGACCAAGTCGTCTTTAGAAACGATTTTACCCTGTTGTTGCGCCAAATATTCCAGCATCCGATACTCAAAACCCGTCAATTCAATCAACTGCCCATCCATCGTTACCCGTTGGGTTGCCAAGTTCAATACCAAATAGCCGCAATCCAACAGCGATTGCGGCGCACCCACCACCCGACGCAGTAGCGCCTTCAAACGGGCGGACAGCTCTTCCATTTGAAACGGCTTCGCCAGATAATCATCCGCCCCCGCCTCCAAACCCTCGACCCGTTCTTGCCAACGCCCCCGCGCCGTCAACACCAACACGGGTAAGGTACTGCCTTGCCCGCGCAAGCGTTTGATAATGTCCAATCCCGACAAGCGCGGCAGACCCAAATCAATAATCGCGGCATCCACCGGATATTCTTGGGCAAAATACAGCCCTTCCAAGCCATCGCCCGTTTCATCAATGCGATAGCCCTCTTTTTCAAGCTGCCGCCGGATTTGGCTGCGGATGTCGGTTTCATCTTCAATAATCAAAATACGCATAATCGCCCATTCCTCATCTACTCAGAAAGCCCTGCCGCACCAAGAATCGGCAAAAGCCCAGCATAACCCCAAAATAGCCGATTCTAACAGCTTAATTGTGAACGGTTTGTTAACAAAAAAAGCGCCTCGCACAAGCGGCTATTGTCCGGTATTATGGAGAAAAACCCACAACGTTTAAACGTCACCCGATTTTTATCCCACTACTTCTCTATGAGCAAACAGATGAAAAAATCCCTTCTGCAACAGCTGGTATGGCTATGGCTTTGGGCTTTCAGCTTACCCGCCACCGCCGCCACCTTAAGCCTATACGTCGAGGATGGGGTCGGCGGGCATATCGCCGCCCTGCCTACCAGCGTAGACTGCGCCTCCGGTTGCCTTATCGAAGCCCCTAGCGACACCCTAACCAGCCTGTTCGCCATACCTGATAAAGGCTACCGCCTCCAAGCTTGGACGGGCGATTGCGCCGCTACCCAAGGGCCGTTATGCACCCTAAAAGCCACCGATAACCATCATATCGGGGTACGCTTCATCAAATCCGCCGCCTCGGCCAAACCCGCCAAAGCCCTCTTATTGTTGCATGGCGAAAACGAGCGGCATACCGTTTGGAATGAATTTGCCAAACAGCGTTTTAATAACCTTTGCCCGATTATCTACGGCGGCGTCGTCTTAGGTGACGATTCTTCCGACCCCGACAACCACGTCTACTGCTACCGCATCGCTTTCGGCTATTACGATCTGTTGGCCGCCACCGCCAGCCAATCTGACGGTCCGGCCACCTTGGTGGTCGCCAAGCCTGACAAGCGCGTGGCTTATACCCGCCTAGGTCATGAAGTACGCTCGGCGGTGCTGGGCATAACCGACCGCCACCCGAATGTCCGCTTAGCCTTAGTCGGGCAAGCACAGGGCATTCTTGCCGCCGAAGCGTTTTTACAAACAGGCAGCGAACAACGCAAGCATGTCATCGGCTTACTGGCCTTGCAAGCGCAACAGGACAGCAACGCCAGCCGGCCAACCCTAATGCACCCGCGCACCCGCCGCGCCACCACCCTCAGCCTAACGGCGGCACCCGAACAAGATGCCCTGCTCAGCTCTGGACTGGCACAACTGACCCAATCCTGGTGGCTGGCGAAGTGACAGTCCGCCCTTTGCCTCTTATTGCCTGCTTAATCCTCACCCTGATGGTCAGCTTAGGCAGCAGGCAAGCCTACCAAGCCATCAGTCAATTCGGAGCCAACCGCGCGACAGCCGACAAGACCCAAAGCGGCCACCCACCCCGACACAAACACGCAAGCCACCTAAGGCAAAGCGCCGTAGATCAAGCGCCCAGCACCGAACTGCACATCAGTTTGCCGCCCGCCAATAACCCCACAGCGTTAAACGACTGGCAACAACTGGAAACAGCCCTGTCCCGACAAGAACGCCAACAAGCCCCGATCTTGGCCGCGCAACTGGCTGAAAGCCTACGCCAACAGCCCGACCCCGACGTATACTTACGCATCAGCACTCATGTTTTGCACCCGAACGAACCGTTGGCAAACAAAGCGATCCTGCTCGATTTACTGACTGACACCGCCACCCCGGAAGCCCTAAATCAATTACTGGATTTTGCCGATTTGGAACTCGACCCGTCGTTATCGGTTTTAGTGCTGCAAAGCATCGCCCGCATTGGCGATAACCGTTGGGGCGGGCAATTTCATGAAGAGCTGTCACCGACCTTAGAAGCGGCATGGGATAATCCCATGCGCAACGACGTGGAATTTTTAGCGGCCTTGGCAAAAGCCATCGCCAGCATCGGCGCACCCAAAGGGGTAGCGCAATTATTACAGACCGTTTCCACAACCAACACCAGCCAAGACAGCGAAGCGACCCGCCGCGCCAAACAAGAAGGGGCTTTCAGCGCCATCCCACAAATACGCAACCCCGCCGCCGCCGCCGCATTAGCCAAAGGCCTGGAGCAAGAGCCCATAGGCAGCGCCGCTTTTGATGCCAGTGGCCGCGGTTTAGCCAGCATAAACTCGCCTAACGCCACCCAAATACTTATCGATTATGCTAAAGATGCCCCTATCGAAAGCAGCCAAAACCTTGCGGCTTGGGTACCCCAAATAAATGACGAAGATTCTTTAAAGCAATTCGCCGCCACCCCTGAAAACGCCTTCAAAAACCCGGAAGTCGGCGCACCAATCCAACACGCCGCCGATAAATACCGCGACAACATAGCAGCAACCAACCCCGTTATCCAACACGGCGCGAAGCTAAAATAAATCGGCCAAACACTTAGCAGTAAACGGCTTATCCACCATTTCTCGTAGTTAACATTGCATTCACCATCCTTAGCGTATCTTAAGCGCATCTGCCGTTAGCCGAGCTGTCGGCTAACGGCGGATACTCCCTAACCCATCATTTTGAGGAACCTACCATGTCTGTAAAAAACCTGTCAGCCACTATGGCAACCCTATTATTGGCATTAAGCGGCGCACAAGCCCAAGCGGATACGCCCAATTATTATGAATGCAAAGGCGACAATATTTCCGTAAGTTTTTATGACAAATCCTACGGTATCGGCAGTAGCCAACTCAACTTCGCCTTCGGCAACAAAAAATACACCGCTGATGGCAAGGGTATCGAAAGCAAAGCCACCACCCTCGGCACCGTCACCTCAACCACGATCAAATTCATGCCGGATGTCGAAATTAAAAAAGCTTCCTTCATCATCCCGACCATTAACTTAGGCGTAAACTCCCTAGGCGAGGTCGTCAGCGAAGCCAAATTCACCAGCCAATTGGCCATCACCACCATTGCCACGCCCTTTATCGGCGGCCCTTACATCGGCGTTGTCAACAGCAGCAAATATTTTGACCTTACCTGCAAAGCCTCTCTGATCTTTATCCATTTCTAAGCCCCAGGCAACGGACGGATGTTAGCCCTGCCCCGGCAACATCCCACTGCCATTAAGTTAAGGAAATTCTGTTCAGAAACAATGTTTTTTCTTCCTTTTATGGAAGTTCAGCAACCCCCTTGCCGATGTCTTTTGTCTGGGCGGGTTACGGTGCTTTCGTTCCAAGCAAGGTGAATATATTGAGGTCTTTTACAACAGAGAGCGGCGGCATTCAGCCAATGGCTATTTGTCGCCTGTAGACTACGAATTGCAGCAAATGGCTGCTTAACCATGTGTCCGGAAAAGTGTTGACACATCAACCATGAGCAATTCCCCGATTGGGTTCGCGTTGAACTCGAACTGAAAAACGATGGGCGGATAATCCCCTTTGACGTTCTCACGCGTCCAGGCCAATACCTCGCAGGCGCATACCCTGCGCTCTCTAATATGCACGAAAAACAAGAAAGGATTCAATCATTTAGAAACACCGTAAAAAGTACCTTTGAACGTTCCCTTGAAATAACACGCACACAATTTGGCAAATATATTTTTGTTTTCGTCGAAACGCTGGGGGCTGATGAAGCCATAAAACGGCTGACCGAAGGCAAAGACCAACTGCCGAAAAATCTCATTTTCGACACGCACGAAAATTTTAACCAAACCGACTACATCCATACTGATGCGGTCAAAATCACGACTATTGAGGATATTACATGGCATTCGAATCCGTACACAACGTAATCGGCTGGACTCATAAAAAGGGTGTAGTCGATGGTAACAATTACGATTTTGTCACCATTTACGCCGTTTCCAAACTTGAACAAAAGGAAAACCAACGCGGTGCGGCGGGTATTGAATTTAGGGCTGAACCGCACTTGGTTGAAAAATTATCTAAGGTGACGTTTAACGGCGTTGTCCCGATGAAACTGCAAATAGAACAGGTCGCCACAGGCAAGGGCGTTTTCAAAGACGTTGTTGTCATGGCCGAACCTCTTCCGGCCTCTCCACAGCAACCAAAACCCTAACTTTAAGGTAATCCCATGGCGGCGTGTGCAGAATTTCAGGACCCTGTTGATTTGTATGGTTCCAGTTATATTGCCCAACAGTTTTTGGCTGTTTCCCCGAAATCCATAGAGGATTGCACGGGCTTTGTTCTCTTGTCTGCCGATGAATACACAAACCTGCCGACGCTCGTTGATATTTTCGCCATGCCGCTGGCCGATGACCTGCAACAAATGTTCGAGATGGGCTTTGTCTTGCCCCTCTTGGCATACCTTACCGCGTGGGCTTACGCGGTTGTCATTAACTGGTTTAACCATCTTGAAAAAGACTAGACCACAAACCCATAGGATTTACTATGCTTAAACGTTCCAAAAAATCTACCCTTGTCGCCGTCGCCGCTGGCCTATTGGCGGCTCCTCTCGCCTCAAACGCGGCTCTTGACTTCTCTGGCATCACGGGTGCTGTCGATGCCACTACCGTCGTAGCCGCCATTACGGCGGTCGCCGCCTTAAAAGTCCTGCCCGGTGTGGCACGCTGGGGCTATAACAAGCTTATTAGCTGGTTCCGTTAACCAAAGGGGAGGGGTGTTCAGCCCCTCTTTCTTCCATCAAGACACGGTAATAAAAAATGATATTTGACGTGCTTTTTTTTATCCTTGGCCTAGTCACTGCCTTTGCGGTCATAGCGGGGTTTAGCCATGGCTAACAAGTCTTATTTTTTATTGTCTTCTGCGATTGTTTACGCGCTTTTTTACTCGCAAGATATTTATGCCGCCAATAAAGAGCAATCTTGGGCGGATTGTATAGCTGCTAGAGATAGTTGGAATGCTTTTACGGGTAGTCCGCAGTCGTCATGGTGTACCGAATCGTCATCTACTGCCCCTACGGGTTTTGTTACGCTCAACTATTACAATGGATTGCCTTCTAAAGATTTTTTTTACGATAAGCTCTGTGCTATACCAACAGAACGCTATAATCCCGAAACTCATGTTTGTAAGTCAATGCCCGATTGCGGCACTTTCAATCTATCCGGCAATTCCGGTTCAACGGGTTATCAAACGTCTACTGCATGTATGCCTCAAGGCGCGTCCGCTTGTTGGTATGAGGGTTTTCCCTATGATACTTCTAATTCATCCTTGCCAGTTTGTAGTGATACTGGCGGTTGTACAGGTTCCACCTGTGGCACTGGCAGTACGGGTGATACTTCAAACACGGGTGATACGGGCGATACCAGTAACACGGGTGATACGGGCGGCACAGGCAGTACGGGTACTGGGGTCACTGGTGGCACAGGCACAGGTACTGGAAGCACGGGTACAGGCACAGGGGATACGGGTTGCATTGGCTCTGGTTGTGTTTCTGGTGATGGTACAGGCAATACGGGCGGTACAGGTAATACAGGCAATACAGGTGATACTTACGGTACAGGTAACAACACAGGTGACACCTACGGCACAGGCAACACAGGTGACACCTACGGCACAGGCAACACGGGCGACACCTACGGCACGGGCGGTACAGGTAGTACAGGTAGTACAGGGGACACCTCCGGCACTGGGTGTTCTGGCTCAACCTGCGACACCACCCCCGGCAACCCCAGCGGCTCCACCTCCGGCGTGGGTGCTTTCGACCCTGTACCCTACCGTGGCGGTATGGGTCCCAGCATGGGAACTTATACGGGTGCAACAGCGGAACCAAAGACGGCGGGTGGCGGTTCTGGCGGTAGTGGTCTTGGCACCTTTGAGCCTTGGACGACATCGGTAGATGAAGAAATAGGCAAATGGTATGAACCCACTGAAGAAACGCTTGAAACGGTTCTTGAAGAAAATGCCAGTACTATATCCAACAACGCCCTTTTCACCTTCCTGCCTGACACGTTTAACGTGACTGTGCCGTCTTCTGACGGTTGTCCTGTTTGGGAACTTCCGGCTGTCATGGGTATGCAATCCGTTACTGTTGCCCCGCTTTGTTCCGATATTATGAATTCCTTATGGCCGATGGTCAGGGCTATTGTTATTGGCTCATCGGTTTTTATGGCTCTTGGCATCGTTTTGCGTGGGTTCTCCTGATATGCAAGGCATAATTGATACCATCGTCAATGCCTATGTAGCTGTAATGGTGTTTTTTACCGACTTGGGCAAAGGCCTCAAATCGTTTTTTGATGCCGTTATTCAGTCGTTAGCTAACGTTTTTCAAATGGTCATCGACTTTTACACGTCGGCATTTGAATCAATAGGGTCTTTTTTTTCTTCCATACCGGATACCCTTAAATCCTATTGGGATGCGTTCATAGCTTATGCTGAAAGCCTTTGGCCTTTTATGAAAAGCTTTTTTCAGTTTAATTATACGTTTATAAGGTGGTTTGCCGATACCTGTTGGGTCTATTTCGTTAACGTCTTTAAATCCCTTTACTACGCGCTTGTTGATTTCCCCATACTTTTGCTAAAAAAACTCTTTGGTGCTTTCTCTTGGCTTTTGCAATGGGTTTATGATAGCTGTTCCTATTGTATAGCGGGTGGTTCCGGTTCCGGCTCCGGCTCTATGTCGGTATTCTCTTCCATTTGGTCTTCCATTTCCCCTTCGGTTCTCTACTGCGCACAGCAATCAGGTGTGCAGGAAGCTTTGCAAGTGCTTACCTGCGGCCTTGTTGTCTTTGTATCGCTGAAATCTCTTATGTTAGTTCTTAAGGCGCTTTAACATGAAAATAGCCCTCTGCTTGATAGTAAAAAACGAAGCGCACGTCATAACGCGCTGTATTGCCAGTGTCCTCGCCCTTATCGACTACGTTTTAATCGTCGATACGGGGTCAACGGACGGCACACAAGCCGCCATTATCGATTATTGCAATGCTAACGGCTTGCCTGGTCAAGTCGTTGATGAGCCGTTTCGTAACTTTGCCTATAATCGAAGCTTTGCCCTCCAACAGCTCCGTAAGCACACCGAAATTGATTACTGTCTGATGATTGATGCCGATGAACAGCTTATCTTTGATGACGGTTTCAACCCTGATGAATTCAAAGCTAACTTAACGCACGGGGCCTATCAAATACAAACCCGTCATGGCGGCACTTACTACAATCGGCCGCAACTGTTCAGTAACCGTCTGCCCTTCTACTTCAAAAGCGTCTTGCACGAATATTTGGAATGTGACGAAAGGCACCAACGTGTCCAAGCCGTTGGCTTTTACAACCTTTATGGCTTGGACGGTGCGCGGTCAAAAAATCCGCAAAAGTACCAAGATGATGCCCAAGTCTTGCTTGAAGCCCTGCGCACAGAAATAGATCCGTTCCTGCGGTCACGCTATGAATTTTATCTCGCTAACTCCTACCGCGACGCGGGGGAATTGGCCTTGGCCTTGCCCCACTATGTCACGCGTTCGCTTATGGGCTACTGGCAGGATGAGGTTTATATCTCCTTGTTGAACATAGCAAGGCTAAAAGAACGTCTCCACTATCCCGCCAATGACGTGGCACATGCCTACATGGCCGCTGTCAATGCTAATCCAGACCGTGCTGAGGCCTATCTGGGTGCAATGCGCGTATACCGTAATGGTGGCTTGCACCAATTGGCCTATCTGCTCGGCCAACACGCCAAGGCCATAGCAATGCCGCCGCCTAGTGCCTTATTTGTTGAAACCGCCGTTTACCGTTTTGCCGTGCTTGATGAGCTGGCCGTTGCGGCCAACAACACCGGACGTTATACCGAAGCGGCGGAATGTTGCGCACAGATTCTGAACGGTGGGCATTTGCCCCAAGAATGGCGTGACCGTGTCGCCGCCAACCATCGCTATGCGCTCTCGCGTATTCCGGCCAAGTCCGTCTTGCACTGATAGGCGGACGGTCTCGCGCCCCTGACTGCTTTACGGCGGCTTATTCGTTTGCGAAGTCGTTGCGGTATGCTCTCCCGTTCAAGGCTTTGAGGATGCTTGGCGGCACTGATACCGGGCAATTTCTGGTGCTTTGCTCGCCCAAGCTGGTTCTGCATTTCGGCACGTCACGCGGCTTGGATGTCTGGCCTACGGCCATAAATTTGAACCTCCGTTAGCGTGGTTGCGTGTTATGCCTGTTCATATTGGGGTAAAAACGCGGGGCATCATGTCGGCTCCGGTCGGTCCTTCCCAATTTCTTTTCTTACCGTTACGAAATTAGCCGGCATGAAAAATTATCTTTCAATGCCCGGTTATCTTCGTTTGGTTGCTTAATTGAAAAAAATCCCCTAATTTTTTTTCGAGCGAGTGGAACGTCTAATTTTTGTAGTGAACGGTTTCTAAAAAGCGAAGCCACGAAGCGGCGGGGCGTGCCCCCCGGGCAATTCTTCGTGAGTGAGCTTACATTTTCTTAGTGATTGTCATTTTTTTGGTGAGGTTGCAAAAGCCACAGGACATTTTTTAGTTTTGCCTGTTCGAGTGGAGTGGAATGCTGTTTATGGAGTGGAGCGAGTTGCAAAAATAAAAAACGGCCTGTGAGCTTTTGCCCGAACCAAAAAATGGCAATCACTTAGAAAATGTGCGATTGAGCGGGAATTGAACGGGGGGCACGCCCCGCCGCTTTGGGGATTCACTTTTTGCTTTTTAGTGAGCGGAAAAAATTAGACGTGGAATGAGCGAGAAAAAAAATTAGGGGATTTTTTTCACTTAGTTGATCGTACAAATGATGAGGACAAAAAATGATAATTTTTCATGAGGGCTTGCCCAGGTCGGGTAAAAGCTATGAAGCTGTTGTAAGCCGTATCATCCCGGCGTTAAAGTCTGGCCGTAAGGTGTTTTCAAACGTCAAAGGCCTCAACCACCCTCAGTTTGCCCAACTGCTCGGCATTCCTGAGGATGAAGTAAGGCGCTTGCTTATCCAGCTTGATGGCTCCCATATACCTGAAATTTACGACCACGTCGAAAATGACTGCTTGCTCGTTGTGGATGAATTACAAAACTTCTTCCCTTCCGACCGTGCGCCACTCACTAAAAAAATGTCCGAATTCGTCACAGAACACGGCCACTTGGGCATAGACATAATTGTTATGGGTCAAGATCACCGCGATTGCCACGCTTTGTGGAAACGCCGGATAGACCAGCTTATCACCTTTGTTAAGCGTGACGCTGTGGGGAGGCCAAACGAATATACATGGGCGACCTTCAAGCAAAGTGGCAATAAATTTGTTAAACTCCGCTCCGGTGCTGGCAAGTATGAGCCGCAATATTTTGGCCTCTACAAGTCGCACGAAGATGATGTGGACAACAAGGCTACTTATAACGACGACCGTTCAAACATCTTTAAATCAAAGGCGTTTACCCTTTACCTGCCGCTTTTTCTCTGTATTGTAGGTTATGCGATTTACTGGCTTTTCGGTCTTTTTACTGGTAAGTCCAGCATGGTTAAGGTTGCCAAGCCAGTCGCCCCTATTTCCGCCCCTGCGCCTTCGTTTGATACCACCTCTAGGTCTTCCGTTGCTAAAAACGACGCTCCGGCCAAGCACGATATTGACGTAAAACAGCCCCCTCCGCCTGAATTGCACACACCTGAACGGTTCCTGCAAAATACCTTGGAGAAATATCGGCCAAGGCTAGTTGGCCTTATCGAAAATAAGGACTATACAAAAATGGTGGCTTGGGTTGAGTTTGTTGACGAGTCAAACCGCGTTTATGAGCGTTTTAATATTCCGCAATTAAAGGCCTTCGGTTACGATGTCCAGCGTAAGGAATACGGTCTTTTGCTTATCCGCGATAATAACCAGTATGTTGTGACTCAATTTCCTATTGACCGTACCCGTGGCGTTACCACGTCCACAGAATCCTCCAAGCCCCCGACACCAGCCCCGGTTCGTATGTCCTCCGCTCCCGTACATTTTTAGCGGCCAAGGTTTCGTAACGCTAAGGACAGTATAGGGCAGGGCAGTTGGTCATTTTGGCGGTGCTGTCCTGTTTGCCGTTAAAATTGCCGTTACCGTTACGAAATGCGCAGCAGGTTTAATCTTCGTCCAGCACATCTTTCCTTATTTTCCACGCCTGTGGCATCCGGTGGACGTTCCACCTTATCACCTTTATTCCGGCCGCCTCCAGCGATTTGTCTTTCTTTTCGTCCGCTTTCCTTCTCGATTCCCTTTGGTGGCTTCGGTCATCAAGCTCTATTACGGCAATGATGTTTGTGTCATCGTCGCAGATCACAAAATCGGCGCTCATCCGGTTGATTTTATTGTGCCACTCGTATTCGTTGTATCCGTCTTTAACGCCCAGTATTCTTGACAGTTGTACTTGCCCCATTACGGTATATTCTGGCAATGCCCCTGTCAGTCTGATGAAAAGTATTTGCTCCGGTTCCGTCATAAGCTGTTTCGCGTAATACGGCAGGTCTCCGGTCAAAAACTTCTTGCCTGTCCGTTTACCCTTCTTTTGGTCTTTCATGCCCTCGACGATGCCTGATATTACGCCAATGATTAGCATGAATGGGATGATCACTTGTAGTAGATTTTGCATTTTTAAAACTCTGCGCTTGCCTGCGGGGCGCATATTGTCGGTTTTTATGGGGATTCTCGTCAATACAAACCTACATTGGTATTTTTTCACATTTTCGCGGGGGAGAGTGGTACTGTCCGGTTGCCCCATAGCGTTTTGGCTGATAAACTGCCTTAAATTAAATTATCCGGTCATTAAAAATGTCTACAATAACCTTTGACACCTATGATTTTGTGAAGCGTCTTAAGGGTGCTGGTTTTAGCGAAGAGCAGGCCGAGGTCTTGACTGATCTGCAAAAGTCCACATCCAGCAACACTTTGGAACAGGCAAGGCATGATTATGAGCTTGATGACATCGCCACCAAACGCGATCTGAAAGAACTTGAGCTTAAAATGGGGCGTGACCTGAAAGAACTTGAACTTAAAATAGAATTGGTGCGCTCTGAGCTTAAGCGTGACATCGAAACTGTCCGCAAGGAAATTTCCGAAACCAAGTCCGAGCTTATCCGCTGGGTTGCCGGGGTTGGCCTGTTGCAAGTCACTCTTATTGTCGGGTTGGTCTTGCGCCTGACATCGCATATATAGCCGCCTTTTTTTGCCAATTTCGTGCGTTGTAAGGTGCTGTCAAGGGCTATGCCAAGATTTTTGCGTTTTTCCAAAATCTTGGCATAGGCGTAGCGAACCCTTGACAGTCCGCGCATCCATTAGACTTTGATATGGGGGGAATGGCCGCTTTTTGCCATTCCCCCCATATCAATCTTAGTCAATACATCCGCTAGTTATCATTCCTTTTTCGGAATATCACGACATTATCATTTTCGCCAATCGTCAACGGTGCGGTTTTTTCGCCGTTTTCGACCCGCCGTTTCATCGTCATGCAAATCTTGGAACGGTTCAATTCCGCAACCTGATAAATATAGGGTAGGGCGTATATCTCATAATGCCAGATATGTTGCCCGTTGTCGGCTTGCAAGTGATCCGGCATGATGCGGAACCCGCGCCAAGGCTTGCCCAGAAAATCTAACCGACCGCTAAAAATCTGTAGGCACAAAAAAACCGCGCGTGGCGGTTTTCGTTTGTCGGTGTCCCAGTCCTTTACCGTTTTTTCCTTAACGTCAAAAAGCGCGGCGCATTCTTTGATGGTGTATCCGGCTTCAAGCCGCCAATCTTTAAAAGTCCAGTTGGGGTTTACTTGGGTTCCTCGTCTCATGGCTCATTTCTCAAACCCCCAAGGGTAGTAGTCCGCCCCGTTTTTGCCCCTGCCTATAATTTAACATAATATGCATTATGCGAAGTCTTAGACAGGTTTTTTTCGGGGTGTTTTTGCGGCGTTTTGGCTGCCGTGGCGGCGGTATCCTTACGGCTTGCGTGCCGCGCTTCCGCGCTTGTGGAAAAGCGGTTTTGTAGGGTAAGAATCGGCGGCTTGGCGGGGTCGGGTTCGGGCGGACATTGTGGGACAAGCGGGGTTGGCCGATTCTCACGGCGGGGTGAAAATCTACCTCCGGTACGATTTTATTATTTAAAAAGTTACGCTTGCGCTATATCAAGACGCTGGGCGCTTGATGGGCGGCGGCTTCGCGGGTTTGTTCTAGAGATGGTGTGACGGTGGGAAAAACGGGTTCCGCTTGCTGTGCGCGATAACGTAAACATGGATAACCAACGGGTTAAGCCCCCTGCCCTTCAATCCATAATGTCGGTGCCGACGACGGGCGGCGGCACCGACATTATGGATTGAAGGGCAGGGGGCTTAACCCGTTGGGTATCCACAGACCTTAACCCTATCGAACACAAATGGGCACAGCTTAAATCCATCCGCAACCAAGCACGATGTTCCGTTGACGACCTCTTCACTGGGGCGGTTACAGGACATCTTTTTATATCGGATTAGCTATAGCCCCAATGAGCTGTTTGGCGATATAACGCCATTAAAAGCCAAGGATATTACATTAGAGTTTTTGGCTACCAAATTTGCTAAAAACAATCTGTTCTTAATCCGTGTGAAAAGCAATTTATACGGTGATGTCAGCACATCTTTCAACCTTTTTTGCACTGAGGCCAGCTATTCGGCGCAAAGTTTGAGCGGTGAAAAACATAAAGTCGGTTCAGCAACTGTTGATTCTGTAAGCTCTTCTGAACCTACAGAGCTTAGGTTAACTACATTAGATACCAAAGATGGGTTTATTAAGCAATGGTTTAATGATCATTGCGTTAAAGCTACCAATCCAGACGGCACGGTTGGTGTTCCGGCTGATTATGCCATTACGATAAGCGTCATCCATTCGGCGGTTGTTGATGATACCGCCCCTTTTGGCTATGCCGATGAAGGTCTTTTTCGTCCGGCCACTATCGAAACATCTTTAAGCCGCCGTGAAAATAGCTTGGAAGAAATTACCATGACGTTTACGCAACTTGATAGCTATAGGGGCATTTGATGGCAGGAACGTTACCACATGATGCCGACGGCTTTTTGACGGGGGATGCCGCCAATCTTAGGGATACCCGGCTACTCGAAAACATTAATGACGGGATTGCCGATATTAAGGGGTTGGTCGGTGATATTGCCCGGCAAGTCGGGATGCAGAACGCCGGACAAAACGAGGTGACGGCGCGGCCTTTGCCGTCCGGGCAGCCGTCGCCTTCTGGGCCTGTTGTTGTGCGTACCGATACGCAATTATCAGGGCCTTTGCCTAATAATGCCGTAAATATTGCCGATAATAGCCATACAAGCAACCATTTTAATAATAATTCTGGCAATGGTGAGCGGCAGGAGCCGCTACGCCGTCGGGAGGCTTTAAACCAGCCCTCTAGGCTTCGTGATGGGCAAGGCCGTTTTATTGCCAACCATCAGCCGATTGCCGAACCTATTTTAGAGCGCACCGGTGCGCCCCATGCGGACGTTTTGCCTCAAGCCGAAACTGAAACGGCAACGGGCGGGCGTAGGTCTTTGGTTGACGGTCGCCTTCGGGACGGGCAGGGGCGTTTTGTCGCCAGCAGCCGGCCCGTTGCCGAGCCTGTTTTAGGGCGTGGCCGTGCGTCCAGCGGAAAGGATGCCGATATTGCCAATGGCAAAAATAGGGATAGGCATGGCAGATTTGTATCAGGCGATGGTGGTAAGGAAACGCCCGGCGAACGTCAAACCGGACTAAATGCGGTTAGGGAAATTGCAGATGCGTTGGCGGCTAATGCCCAACTGGATGTGGAAGAAACAGACCCGCTGTTAAAGTCGGCTCAAGAGCTGAAAAATATTGCCCAGCCTGTTGTTAATATTGCAGCGGCGGTCGGCGGGGCGGCTTTAAAGGGTGTTAAGGGCGGTGCTGGGGTAGCTTCTGATGCCATTGGCGGGGCGGTTGGTGCGGCAAAGGCCTTTCCTGGGCATTTGAGTGGTGATGCCGCAGCGCGTCGGCAACAAGAAACGGGTGGTTCTACAGATGCACCAGAAACGGCAAGCCCGCCGCGTGTCCGCCGCCGTGTAAGACAGCAGACTATCGAAACCGATTTGGGCAGCTTGCAAAATGCGCCTGATGCGGTAAGGGAAGGGCGCACGGAGATAAGTGCCGAACCGTCTTTGCAAAGACGGCAACAGATGTTGTCGGCCAGTACGGTAATGCCGTCTGAGCCTGTCATTCATCCTGACCGCCGTTACCGCTATCAGCGTAGCGGACGCACCCCAGATAACGCGGTCGTTTTATTGCGCCGGGTGGTGCTGGAATTGCAGCGGGTGGGGCGTGATAACGGGGCGTTTCGGCAAGCTAGCCATCAAGCTAGCCGTACAGTGTCAGAGACTACAGGGCAGGGCAGTTATGGTAACCGTCAGAGGGCAGCTAAACCAAATCTGAAAAGACGGTTTCTTAGCTTGTTGGGCGGCACTAAGCCCGCCGCTGAGCAAAATGTTTTTGTACGGCAATTGGCCGAGCTGCAAAACGTCCATAGTGACGGCTCTACTGGAGTAAAGCACCTTAAAGCGATTGATGTTGCCTTAAACGGCACTTTTTGGGGCAAGCTGATAGGCAGTCTTGTTAAGTTGGTTTTGTTGCCCGTGACCATGCCGTTGGCGATAGCCAAGGCTATCAGCAAGAGCCGTAAGGATAGGCGCGAGGAAGCGGCCAAGGCGCGGATGCTGAAAGACATCCATGAGATTTGGGCGCACACCAAGCAAATGCGCTTAGACTTGATCGCCATCCGTAAAAAGTTGAAAGGGGACAGCGAAAACGCGGATATATCGGACGGTTCCGGCGGCGGTTTTTTGGGGATGCTGCTAGGTATTGGCGCGGCCATTGTGGCGGGTATTGTCGGTTTGGTGTCGATGGCCTTGCCGATTATCGGGGCGGCTTTGACAGGGTTGGGGGCTATTATCTTGCCCGCCTTAGGGGCCATACTCGGCGTGGTGTTTTCGCCTATCGGTTTGGCGATAGCCGCCGCTGCGGCGTTGGCGTGGGGGCTGTTTATCCAGGAAGGGCGGGCGTTTTTTGCGAAGGTCGGTTCGTATGTTATGGAAGGCTTTAACCGCGCCATTGCGTTGTTTGCCGAGACCTTCCCGGAAGCCGCCCAGTTTATCAGGGAAACGTGGGACAAGGCGGTATCGCTTTTTAATGAAGCCGGGGATGCCGCATTAAGTTTTTGGCAATGGGCAAAAGAAGAGTTTGCGCCTGTCATTAAAGCCGCCACCGACTTATGGGCGTGGTTTAAGGAAAAGTGGGATACCCTAATAACGCATGTCGGCGACATTTTTGAGGCGTTTGCCAATTTTATAAATGATCATTTCGGCATTGATATTAAAGGGGCCGCCCAAGCTGCTGCCGAAAAAGCGGGCAAAGCGGCAAGTGCCGTCGGTGATGCGTTGCAAACGGCTAAGGAATGGGTTTTAGATAAGACGGACGATGCCGCCGCTTATGTCGGGAAAAAATATAACCAAGCGGGGTTTAATGAGGTTGACCATGCCCTGAATTTTCAAGGCGGCGGGCAAATTACCGGACTTACTGACATCCAAACCCGTGCCTTGGCTGGGAACACCGCCGCGACGGAAAGCTCTGGGCAGGTTGATGCCGATAATAGGCAAGGGTATTTTGGGCAGTACCAGTTCGGTGCCGAAGCGTTGTATGAAGCCGGGTTGTTAAATTCCAGTCCCGAAAAGATCAAGGCGGCACGGGATGCGGCGGGTAAAAGTTGGTACATGAAGCGCAAAGCCGACGGCACGACGGGCGGGCATGAGGCGTTTTTGCGTAATCCGGCCAATTGGAAGATTGAGGGCGGGTTAAATACTTTCTTGCATGATAAGGTAATGCAAGACCGGGCTTTTGTTACTTATACCAATAAAAATGTAAAATCAGGGCTGCGGTCTCATGCCATAGACGGGACATCGCCGGAACTGATCGCCGCTTATGCCAGGGCCGCGAGCTTAAAGGGTTCCGGTGGGGCGGATAAGTTATTTAAGTCCGGCATTTCCTCAGCCGACGGCAACGGCACTAGCACTAAGAAAATGGCGAGGGAAGGGGCTAGGGCGATGACCGAAACGGTGGCGGCTATTGAGAAGCGGCTAGCGACACCGGGGGGCGGTGCTGCGCCTAATGCCGTGCCTGCCGCTAATCCATCTAGCCCGCCAAGTTCGGACACTGCCGCTGAACCCGCACAAGGTGGGGCGGCATTTAAAACCGTGCCGCTGAATAAGCTGAAGATAAAAAGTGCCGAGGCGACGGCTGGCGGTAAGGCTGAAGAAGGCACAATGGATTTGGCTAGGTTGATACAGGGTGAGTTTGGCGACCATGTCGGGTACTTTTCTGCGTTTAACGATACTTATCACCAAGAAAATGCCAAGGGTTCGGGGCATACCAAAGGCCTAAAGATGGACTTGGTGCTTAAGAACGCCAAAGAATCCGCCGCCATGCAGGCGAAAATTCAGCAGTTGGCCGCTGAAATTGGCGTTAAGGTGAAGGTGGATGATGAATATCTGCACCCTTCCGATAAGGCGACCGCCGGGCATTTGGATATTGGTTTTGCCAATAAAAAAGATGCGGCACTGTTTTCGGCACGGTTGAAAGAGCTGCAAGCCGTTACTGGTAAACAGGAAGATACAGCCAAAAAAGATTCTGCCATGGCGGCCCCGTTGGTGGCGGCGGCAAACAAACCGGAACCCCTGCCGGAACCTAAGCGGGAACCTAAGCAGGAGGGTACAGGTCAGCCCGCACCTGCTACACCTGCTACACCTGCTACACCTGCTACACCTGCTACACCTGCTACACCTGCTACACCTGCTACACCTGCTACACCTGCTACACCTGCTACACCTGCCGCACCTGCTACACCTGCCGCACCTGCCGCACCTGCCGCACCTGCCGCACCTGCCCAAGTGTCGCCGGAAGAATCCGCCCGGACAAACCCTGCCATGGCGGCGAATACGGATACGGTCGCTACGGCCACGGTGGCGCAAAGTGCCTTATCTGTGTACGGCTCTGCCGCCGCGCCCGCTGTGGCGTGTTGTTGCCCTACGCCGCCGCCTGCCGCCCCGGCCATTGCCCCGCCGCCAGCCATCGCCAAAGCCCCGGAGATTACCGTGCCGTTGGCGATGAACACCAATGCCAACAGCCAACAGACTGCCCAGACTACGGTGGTTAACGGTGATGTGGGGCAGGATGTGCCGGATAGGCAAATCGCCCATATCGTCAATGGCGGCATAGGCGGTACGTTGTGATTACGGGCGACGATTTGACCGCGATGGTGACATATTGGCTGGCAACGCCGCAAAACAGCCGCTTGGGTACGGGTTTCGGCAATAATGCCGCCGATTTGCTGGGCGAACCGAACAGCGAAGGTATCGCCAACGACTTTATCAAGAAAATGCTTAACGACCTGCCTATTTTACAAGTGTTGCCGTCCGGTTCGGTCAACGTTTATGCCGTGCCTAGGGGCGGTGACGGTTTAGATTTGTATGTTGACGTGAATGGCTCACTGTTTCCGATTACGAGTGGTTAAGGGCTGATATGCTGACGAAAGACGATTTTTTAGCCCAAGTTGCGCTTAATATCGACAACTATAGCTAATACAGTATAAGTTGATTGTAAAACCGTTCGCCCTGAGCTTGTCGAAGGGCTATGATGGTTCGACAGGCTCGCCACGAACGACATCATTTTATTGTGCTTTAGCTATACCCGACGGCGGCGGCGTTGTATCGGGCTAACGACCCGCGCCTGACCGTTTTGCTGGAAGGGATGGCGATACAGCTTGCTATGTTGTCCCAGCAACTTGATTTGGCTTTAGCGGAGCCGTTCGACAAGGTGCGGGATTCGACGGTCTTGGCGGCAGCCGCGATGCGCGGCATTGTCAGGAAGGCCACGCCGGGACGGGTACGGTCGGCGGTGCAAAACAGTAACCTTGTGCCTGTTACGCTGGAAGCGGGGCGGGTGGTGCTGGATTCTGACAGCAACCCGTATATCGTGACGGTACCGGCCACGTTACCAGCGGCCACGGAACCGGGCGGTGTGTTATCGCCGGGTACAGGCTTTATCGATGCCGACCAATATTATGCGCAAAACTTTACCCATACCGCCACGGCCACCGCCGATTTTTATGCCATCGCCTTGCCTGATCCTGACGACGGCACGACGCTGTACACGTTGACGGTAACGGATAACGACGACAACCCTTACGGGTACCGGAACAACTACATCAACGCTTTGCCCGGTGACAAAATTTACACGGTTGAATTTGATGATGTCGGGGTAGCCTATATCCGGTTTGGCGTGGACGGTGTGGCCGGGGTACAGGTGCAGGCGGGCGACCCGTTCAAGATTTACACGACGCGGACGGTCGGCAAGCTGGACTTAAAAGCCAACTCGCCGTTTGCCTTGGCTTCGCTAATCACGTCGGAACCGGGCGTGAATTTGGCGTTGGTGGAGTTGAGCCTTAATCAGGTGCTGTATTCCGGCGACAATCCGGCCAGCATGGCGACCTTAAGGACGTTATGCAAATATCCGGCGATTTATGACGATTCGGCGGTGTTTTTGGGCGAGTTTGAGTTTTTGGTGCGGAAAAAATACCCCGATTTGGCGTTTTTGGCGGTTTGGAATGAAGCCATTGAAGAGGCGGCACGGGGCGGCAGTTTGGATAATATCAACACGCTGTTTGTGGCCTGTTACGACACGACCGAAGAGCTGTTAAGCCAAGCCGATCCGGCCAGCCCTGTGCAACCTGATGAGGTGCTAAGCCCGACGGCGCGGCAAATTGCCATTAAAGAGCTGATTCTTGCCGCCGACGACAGCTATAAGGTCAAGCTGTACACGCCTGTTACCAGCAAGATTATTATCAATGTGACCGCGCGGGTATCGACCGCGCATAACACCGATGTGGTGGCGGCAAAGATAACACAGGCCATTTTAACGGCGTTTGGGCAAGCCGCCGGGAACCATGCGGGTAAGCCTATTCAGCGGCTGATTTACGCGCTGTTGAAGGATAAAGCCCCCGAAACCAATGCCGGAAACGCTTTTTTGGGCGTGGAGGTGGCGGAATTGGTGGGGGCGTTCCGGCCTGAGCTGTGGCGGTTCGCCAGTCCCGACAGCGTGACCGTTACGGTGACGCAAAGCAACGTGTTTGCGGGCGGCTGGGGGGCATAACATGGCTTTAGGGTTCAGCAATGGGGTGTTGCCGACGCTAAAGCCGCTGCTAAACGGCGGGGCGTTTGATGGGGCGGAAGCGGATGTGCAAGCCATTATCAGCGACCTGTTCGCGGCCAATTTGGCGGCTGACTTTTTCGATGCCAACGTGCTGGCCAACCCGCAACTGGGGTCGATAGCCTTGGTCAGGAAGGCCTTGGACGGCTTGGGGGTGTCGGTGATTAACCAGCTGTTGGACGACACGCAAATCCGGCTGATCCATAAATCGTGGGCGTGGACGCACCGGCAAAAGCGCGGCTTTTTTATGCTGCGGACGTTGCTGCAAATCATCTATAAAGAGGGCTACGCCATAGAGCCGTATTGGCATCCTAAGGCTACCGCCGACAACTACCCGAACGACGCGTTTTTATTGTCGGAAAACCCCGATATTGACATTGGCGCGGCTTTTTTGACCTCGCGGGTGCTGGTGACTATTCCCTTGGACGGCCAGCCTTATCTGGAGATTTTGCGGAAAATCGCCCTGTCTATCGTGCCGGCACGGACGGTGGTGCTGTTCCGTTCGTCGTCGCCGGAGCCGCTGCTGATTTACGGCTATGGGGCGGCGACTGTGGCACCTGACCTGCTGGTGGCGCAAAGCGGCGCGGCCACCGATGATTTCACACTTTTTTATATTGGAGAAGGCGCAGATGGCTAATCGCGGCAATTATAATGCGTCCGGCAACTTGTTTCCGGCCACGGGCGGTTCGGGTTCCGGCGGGGCTATTTTGGCGAATGACCAATGGTTCGTTTCGGTGGCCGGGACGCTGGGCGGAAATTATTGTCCGGTCGGCGCATCGGTAAGGGCATTAAACAATTCCCCCGGCCAAACGCCGGGCAGTTGGAGCATTAGCCAGCCGCAAAAGGCACGGGTGCTGTTCCGTGCCGACACGCCAAGCAATTGGGCCAGTTATGACCCGATTTTAGGCCGTGGGGAAATGGCTATAACGCTGGGAATTAACCCGCCGAAGATTAAAATCGGCGACGGTGCGGCGGCATGGTCGGATTTGACATACCTGTTCCAACCGATACCCGACACCTATACCTTTAACGCTTACAGCACTGACCATACCCTAACGGTGGGCGATGTTTGTAACGCCGCCAACGGTTTGCCGATAGTGACCATGAACAAAGCCACCGCCAACAGCGTGACCGTGCCGAACAACAGCACCGCCGCCATTGCCGTGGGCAGTGCGGTGAAAATCATCCAAATCGGTGCGGGGCAAACGGTGCTGGTGGCCGACACCGGGGTGACGCTGAACGCCACGCCGGGGCTGAAATGCCGCGACCAATACAGCTTTATTGAGTTAGTTAAGTGCGCCACCAACGCCTGGTACGTTAAGGGGGACTTGTCAGCATGAGCTTAAGCCTTGCTGTGGTTACCCATACTTGCCGGGCGTGGGGCAGGGATATTCGGCCTTGTTTGGAGTCGGTCGGGGCGGCGTTGCCGGACAAGGCCCAGCATGTCGTGATAGCGTTAGGCGAAGATAATGACGCATTTATTAACTGATGTTACGCACCCCATCCCAAAAAGAGTATCATTGACGGATGGAAAAAGAAAAAATAGAACTCTACACAGACTACCTGATCTGCAATCAAGGCTTTGCAACGGCGACGGGCTTGTCGGCGATGCCGTCGGCTAAAGCGCGGGGCAAAACGGGCGGAAGACCTAAAACTGACCCGGAAAAATTGGAAAATGCCAGAATCTTATACGAAAACTCAGACAAAACCGCTGCCGAGGTTTGTGAGATTGCGGGGGTAGGTAGACGGAAGTTTTTTTCCCACATCGCTGAAAAACGAAGCGCTTCTCGTAAAAATTAA